ATTTCTTCTTTTGAAAGTGTGGCCCAAACTTAGGCTATTGACTGTAGAATATAACTATTCTATGCTTAGTGGCCTTTAGCCATTGCTACTGCAGTTGTATGTTGTCCAGGAGTTCGGATCATCACTGTGTTATTTCCTGTGTATTTGTGTGAGTTAAATATGAAATTATTTAAGTCAGGTAATACTACAGCAATTCCGTCATCAATTCTCAAAATCTTAGACGTATAACTTCCTCTCTCTTTTTCTATTATCAATTCTTCAGGTTTGATAACGAATCCACTACAGTCTTTCTCTTCTTCCGCATCTAGAGCAGTGTGCAGTAATAATTACGTTCGTATAGCTGTAGCATTTTGTATTCCATAAACCATGTTGGTGGAGTCATCCCCACCACGTTTTCCTTATTCTTCTGAGTAATCTAGTCTTGCTAGTGTAAAAATAATTTTGAAGAATATCTTAGTGATCATGGTGTTTCCAAAGGTGGTCAGCAGATCTCCTGATAATCGGGATCCTATCATTACGAGGAGGATTTTGAACTTGTCTTTGGTGTATATACTCTTAGCTGTACGTGAAGTCAACAACTTTAACACGTTCGCTAAGTGTTTCTCTTTGAATCCTTATTTAATCAGTTACGGATATAGTTTGTCGAAAACAGCTTTTATCATAGGAATTTCTACACTATATTTCCAGTATTGATCTATGGTGCTATCGTAAGCAGAGAAATCGGTTGATATTATATATTTTCTGCCAGCTTGGTGGTTTTCTGTCAGATATTAACACAACTATTTGTGGGTTGTGCCGTGAGAGTAATCTTTGAATTCCAATCCTGCTAATATATTGGCTATATTGGGTGCTATAAATGCTACACCTTCTCCAGCTGGTGGTTTCCCATCAATTCCTCTAGCTCTTTTGTTCGAACCTATCAAATAGCCATGTTCGATACTTTGATCTTGTTTTAGTTAGAATTCTTCATAAGCTTTTAGGAATAATGAATAGACTCTGGATTTGCATCGCATATCTGTCCTTTCATATTCTATACCTCGGGTGAAAGCGTCTTTTTTCTTTCTAGTCCAAGATAATTTGCTTTCGATCCACTCTTGTGCTGTCCTGTCGAATAGTTCTTGACTGGATTACATTTCCAATCTTCTATTCCATCTGTGTAAAATTGGGACCATTTCTCGCCTTATGAGGCGTTTCCATCTTCTAGATAGCGTAGTTCTAGGTTTGAGTTTTCTATCTGAAATCATGTGGTAGGCGTTATATATACTATTGTGATCTAAACAAAATGTTCTAGCTTAGTGATCATTTATAGATATGTGGAATCCAGTATGTTACGCTTTTCTAGATACTATAACAGATTCTTCATCAAATGCTAAAGCCTCTTTTCTAAATTATCTCTCTGAGACTTTCTCTTTTTCTATAGAGAACTCTATTTTTAGTAATTTTGGGTTTTCTAAGTTGATATGATGTTCAGGTTTTGGTTGTTTCACGACAAAATATTGATCAAGTCTTCCTAACCGAACTCTATAGATAGCATTGTTGAATACTTAAGAATAGGATCGCAGATGGCGTTAATCTAGGTGATCTCGTAGGTCAATAAGATACGTCTTATTTGAATTGATGCATCGTATCAAGTTGATACACACATATAATACAGCTGTAGCTATTTAAAATTTAGCGCTGGTCCTAGATACAAAGAAATTGTATATTATACAGAATATCTTGGAATCTGAGAAGTATGTTTAACATATCTTGGATGTAGAAAGACAGAGAAGAGTTGTTATTGGCTTTGCGAAAACTGGGATCATCCAATCCATCATTTAGTTGACTCTGAGTGAGTACTTACGTAATCCACGAAGTATGAATCTATTCATCCAGAATTGGTTAGTTATAGGATTGGTGAATAGTTGATCAGTCTGTTTAAGGAATTCATTGGTAAATGTGTTATCTGATTGTTACACGATGGTGGCATGGTGCATGATCGCAATGTTCACTTTATTTAATCTAGCCTGGACCATTTTGATAGCTGTCGTGTCTTTGGTTTGAAAGTGCCCACCCAGTAGCTATTCTATCTAAGGGAATCTGTATTATAGATCAAATTCTGTTTGATCTATGAATATTAACCTAGACGCTGACCATCTTCCGTAGAATATGTTATATTCATTTATTGTATTTTCAGTTAACAACACGGATTCTTTTAAGTTGGCATCAAGGGTTTCATTAGGGTGGATGTATGATGCTCCATTTCCTGCGGCTCGAAAATTGACGCTGCTCTCGGAAGTTACTGAGATACCTTCTTCATCGGCTACGAATAGGACTGTCTTCATCTTAGGGAATTACATC